AATGAAATAAAAAGGAGTACTGAATATGGCAACAATAAGTGCAGGTAGTTTATCGGCTTATGGTGACCGTAATCCTGGTGTTTCTGCAACTGATTTTCACTCTAGACGATTATTTGACTTTAGTGATAGGATTGCAGAATTAGCACCGGATGAATCACCGTTTTTCGTATACCTGTCAAAAGTAGGGAAGGTGCCGACTTCAGATTCTCAGTTTCGATTCTTAGAAGATAGAACCAAGATATCAATTGCTGACAGGGCTTTTACTGCGCAGGCTGCATTCACTGCGGCTGCAGTAGGAAGTACTGCCGTGGCAAAATTTGATACTACGGATTCAACACCAGTCTCAGTTGATTGGTTGATTCCAGGAATGGTTGTAGCTTGCGGTACTGTAGATACGTCTACAGCACAGCCACAATGGTGTGTAGTCCGTGTTGAATCTGTTGTAGATTCAGGTGCTTATAGCACCGCTACGGTTCGTACTATCGCACAAGCTGAAGCTGCATCTTTAACGGTGCCTGATAATGCTAAGTGCACTGTAATCGGAACTGCGTTTGAAGAAGGTACAGGGTCTCCAGATGTTTGGTCTCAAAAGCTTGAGAATGACTATGGTTATACTCAAATCTTTAAGACGGCTTGTGAAATGTCAAATACGGCAAGAGCAACTGTCTATCGTGGATATGCTGATGAGTGGCAACGAATCTGGAATTTGAAACTCAGAGAACATAAGGTTGATATCGAAAGAGCTATGCTGTTTGGCATGAGAGCTCAGCAAAGTAGTATTAATTATACTGATGGTATAGTTGGTCATATTATTGCTAACTCTCAGTCTGAACTTGCTGATGAAGCTCAGGTATCTTACAATGAAGATAAGGCTTATCTTAAAACTATTCAAGCATCTAACTGGACATATGATTCACTTCTAAGTGATTTTGAAGTTATCTTTGACCCAGCTAGAGGCGGAACGGCTTCTAAGTTGGCATTAGCTTCATTGCCTGTTATCTCTCAATTTAATAAATTGGGAGCTGATAGTTTTATTGATTCATCTTTGGGTGTTTCAAGTGGGCCTGGTCGTTATAACTTCGAGAGAAGTCAGGGAGCGTTTGGTCATAGGGTAATGAAGATTGAAACTATTCATGGTGACATATCAATGGTAAGAGAACCTTTGTTCAGAGGACAATCTGCTGGGTTCTTAGCGTTGGTAGACCTTGATCATGTTTCATACAGACCTCTTGTTGGTAATGGTATTAATCGTGATACTCATATCACAACTAATGTACAGTCAGCGGATGAGGACTTACGGAAAGACATGATTCTTACAGAAGCAGGTCTTGAAGTATCTCTTCCTGAGACACATGCATTGATACACTTACAGGGAGTATAAGATGAGAGCTGATTATCTGAATGTAAATAGCCAACAGACTGGCAATTACAAGAAAAAAACTTTACTTGTAAATGCCGATATTACATTGACTGAATCCGATAGTGGTAAAGTTATCTTTTTAGATGCTGCCGCTGGTACTGTAGCTGTTACACTGCCAACTGCATCATCAGGAGAAGATGGGATTTATTACCAATTTGTTGTTTGGGAAGAAACTCCATCTAATGCTATCACTTTAGGTGCTGGTAGTGCGATTGTGAGTCTGGTCATGAAAGACGCAGGTGGCAATGCATCAAATTCAACCGTAGGCACTCAAGTTTCTAATCTTATTATTGGAACTAGTGCCCAAAGAGGAGATTATATTAATATGCTCTTCTTTCAAGGTGAATGGGCTGCTGACTGTCTATCTGGTATTGACAATGCTGTTACGACATCTTAATCCGAATAAATAAGGATTAACAGTTTTAGGATACTGTTGGGGCTGTCGATAAAGGGCGGCCCCAAAAATCCAATTAGGTGGTTGCGAGGTCAAACTCTCTTCCACCTCTATGAGAATCTCAGGAATATGCAGTAAACATGGCTACTATAAGGGTGGAAAATGCCCCGAATGTGTCATGAATAAGAAATCTGCCCCATATGTATTCATGAGAACTGAACGTGGGTATAGAACTGATATGGAATTTTCATCTATTACGATGGAAGAAAGTATAACACAAATGAGAGAGGGGGCTTTATAATGCCAAAAGGTCCAGGAACATATGGTAAGACAAGAGGGCGACCGCCTAAGAAGAAGAAAAAGAAGAAGAGTTCAAAGCGTAAGAAGAAATACTAATGGCTGGCAAATTAAAAGTTAAAATCGAAGAGAATATCATACTTGATAATCAGGACTATGGTTCAAAACGGGTGTTTGAAATATCGAGTATTGCTAATATTACTAAGAAGATAGTGACCATTGCAGGAGATGATGATGCTACTGTTCTAGTTTTTAAATCAACTACAGCTTCAGCAGATAGTGCACTAGATTTGCAAACTGTAAAATATATACGTATTACAAATTTAGACAGTTCTAATTCTGTTAATATTTCATTGCAATTAGATTCTGGTGAAGATAATTCTGCTGCAGATTTATCAATAACGCACTTACTCGAGGCTGGACGAAGTTTTTTAATGGGGGCCCCAGATGAGGGTGCTCATGCAGATGATGATTCTGCCACTATTGTAACTGCATTGACAGATTTTGAAAGTATTATAATAGACCCCGGCTCTAATAGCGGGCAGGTTGAAGTTTTTGTAGCGAGTACATAATGTCTGCAATTAGTTTTGAATTACAGGTCGAGGCACTAACAGGCTTAACAATAGCATCGTCATCTACCAATCCAACGCAAGCTCAATTATCTACGTTCCTTACAGATGGTGCTACGGAGATTATAAACTTACTTCCAGCTAGGTTGTTGGATTTATGTGCGGCTTCAGTATCATTTACATCTGGGTCTGCAAGCACCTTAAATACAGGTAAGGTTCTACGCGTGTTTAGAAGTGATGGCGATATTAAACAGCCGTGCAGAAGAGTTACAGCTGGAAATAAGGGTAGATACAGCGATCCAGAAGATATGAATTATGCTACTATTACAGACCCAATATTTTTTATAGAGAATAATTCTCTTGATGCGTTGCCCGTTGGCGGTTCTTGCACTTATTCAGAGGTCGCATATCCTGCTGTCCTTTATAGCGCTAGTTCAATAGCTATATTCCCAGATGAGGCAGAATACCTTGTTGCGCTTTATGGTGCGATAAAATCATTACAGTGCGTTTTGGGCAATACTGTAAGTAATACAGCAATTGACACTACTGCATTTGGTGCTGTGGTGACATCTGTCGCAAATGCTGAAGATGAGATAGAAGATGGTGCTAAGATGGTTGCTAATATTGTTTTAGGTGTAGCTGAAGTAACAGAATCTGCTGTAGATACAGATACAGGTAGTTCTGAAATGCAGACTGCGGCTGATGCAATAAATATAGCCCTAGATAGAATTGCTACATATAATTGGGAAGATAGTGATACCTTTGCAACTGGCAGTGCTCAACTCACAAGAGTAAAGGCGGCCCTAGACAATGCTGAAGATGTTATAAACAGTAATCAGCCGTCAGCTACTACTGATGCTTATGGGGCTCAAAATAATGAGGACATTGAATTGCTTCAAGGTGCTTTAAGTATAGCAAGTGCTGAAATACAAAGAGCCAAAACACATTTATCAGAATGGAGTTCAATCCTTCAGGCTGCTAGTACAGAGGCTCAGGGTTTTGCCAATGAGGTTCAATCAAGGGGCGTATGGACGGCTGCTAAAGCTCAAGTTTGGAATGGATATTTTGCGTCAGCCGCAGCATATGCTCAGGCTGCACAAACTTATTTGGCGTCTGCTAATGGTTATCTTTCTGAGGCTAAGATTAGAATGGAAAGAGATGCACAAATATATCAATGGTATGAAAAGCAGCAAGTTAAGCTTCAGCAGGATTATGAAAAGGGAATTCAAATGTTATTGGGGGCTAGGGCATAATGGCTGTTCATTCAATGACAGTAAAACAGATTCTTTCTAGGGTGCGTCAGGTATTCCCAGATGCGCCAGAAACGTATGTAATGAATCTGATTAACGATGCATTGGTTGAGATTGGTATGTATAACGCAAAGATAGTGCATGCTAAAATGAGTACGGTTGCAAATCAGATGTGGTACGACTTAGGAGATTTGGCTAAAGACTCATCGGATAATGCACTTGAGATAAATAAGATTTTTAAAGTTTATTTTATGGATGGTGACGGTGATTATATCCAAATACCACGATTATTAAATACGAATTTGTTGTTAACTGATGTAACTAGTGAGTCGGTGTTAGAAGCGCCGGATAGTAAATAATGGCTAGCAATATAACATACCCAGATAGTTCGTGTCGCTGGTTCGTAGAAGGTGATTCATTTTGTTTAATTACAAATGTAGACAGTGGCGGCACTGCGAGTACTACGGCAAGAAAGGAATGGAAGGCTATACAGGAAGCTGTTACTGATGGTATATTACTCTACTATTATGCTGAGCCGAGTAATGTATCATCTTTAGGCGATGTGCCAGACATAGACAATTCATTGCATTTGGCTTTAGTTGACTATGTTAAGAGATGCTTGTATATGGATTCTGCAGGTAAGGCTTTAGACCCTAATGCGTCTGCAGTTGCCAGCAATATGTCTATGCAACACAGGCAAAGGTGGGATGAGGCTGTTAAAAGATATGGCGTTAGAAAGCTAGACAAGGTAGGTGGTACGAGGGCAATTAACCCGTTCTCATTAGTATAAAATGAAAAAGATTAATACATTAATTGCGTCATCAATTGGGCTTACTACCATTATAGGTGCTGCGTTTACAGTAGATAGTAGATATGCTAAGTTAGCTGATGTTGATTCTATATCAGCTTACATTGCATCAGTAGATGATAGGCTTGATATTAAGATTCTGAAAGACCGTGCTGATGCTCTTCAGAGTAGGATGTGGAAGCTTGAAGACCGATATGGTATGGATATAGCAAAAATGCCAGATGATGTGAGAGAACAGTATCGGGAACTCAAGAAAGAATTTGATGAAATTATGGAAAAGATAAAAGGTAAGGCACCTAAATGACAAAAAGGTGCTATAAATTAATACGCCTGAATAGGGAGCGTTCTCGCCCCGCAGGTCAGGCTTATATAATAGGAGAATAAGATGGCAAATTTACAAAAATATAGATCACATGAATCGCTTAATGCTGATTCAGCCGCAGGTTGGGATGTTCAAGAAGAGGTTACTGTTGGCTCTACCGCTACATCAGCCAATGTGAGCGGATATAATACTATTCATATACAGACTAGTGAATCGATATATTTTATGTTTACTACTGTTGCTCATGGCACAACAGATTCTGTAGACCCAAACCAAGATTTATACTTAGTTGGCGGTGATACAATATATTCATTAAGAGTTCCTAAAGGATTAGGCAATGCTGTTTACATCCAATGGGAACGTAAAAGTTCTGATTCTACTGTCAGATACGTGTTGGCTTAGGAGGTTATGATGCAAAGTACAATTATAGCAACAACTGCTGACCATATCTCCTCTGGCGGCACAATATCAGGCGATTTAACTATATCAGGTGACTTAACTGTAAGTGGTAGTAGTGCAATAACAACAAATGAGGTTATTCAAGGTACGTCAATAATAGATGGAAATAGTACAGAAGCATTTCTTGTTAGAAAGGATGGTGATGGTGGGGATGTATTTGTAGTAGATACGACTAATTCAAGAGTCGGGATTGGAATTGCGGCTCCAGAGGGTGCTTTAAATATTTCAAACACATTAGACGCTGATACCGATTTAAGTGACCCTGTAAATTATCATTTACATTTACATAATACAACCGATACTACCGATGTTGACGTTGGCATGGCATTTGGTATTTCCAGCGGTGCAGATACGATTGGTGCAAGTATAGGACACGAAAGAAAAGGTTCTGGCAGTTATGGCGATTTATGGTTTGCAACTAAACCAAGTGGTGGTAGCGTTACAGAACGTATGCGTATTAGGTCTGACGGTCATGTAAATCTGCCAGATGGCTTTGGAATATACTGGGGAGATAATACAAGAAC